TTAATTTTCTTTTTTCTTATCTTTAACGATAACGCCGCCACCACCGTTCATAACTTTCATTTGTGGGATTTCTTCACTTGAAAGGTCTGCAGGTTGTACAAATAAAGATGCGAAAAATAAAGATAATGCTGATAACATTTTCATTCCTTTGTTTATTTAAATAATTCTCAATTAACAAAGCAATATATATGCCATTAATATTTATATGCTAAGCATGTATAGCATGGGCAACCACCTTCTAGTGATGCAAAACCTTGCCACGTAGTGGCATTTAATTGACCCAAATTAATGTATACTTTGCCGTATGTATACTTTTAGAATCAAATTCAATCGACGGTTCTACCGCGTCAACAGAGATCGAGCATTTGTAACAGAATCCGCACGGGGAAACGCTATTGAATGCTTTGCGGAGCAAAAATCTACAATAATTGAGTTCGGTGGTACGTGCTCAACAGAGAGATTGTCTCAATTGCCAAACGTACTTGTGTTAGATGTCGTCGGCTTTACTCGGTGCGAATCGGGAATATTCGATTACATTGAACTTGATGGGAAGCCAATATTAGGTGTTATCTATGATAATAAAGTCTACATCGTATTAAATAAAAAAGGAGAAGTTACTCACGCTTAGTAATACCTAACTTTAAGTGATTACTTAGTAAATTTGGCATAGATAAGTGCAACAATAAACACAACACCGAAAAACCACCCAACAACCTCAAGAGTCGTTATCTCTGATGAAATATGTGTGTCTTGGAAAACAACAGTATCTTTGGGAGGTCTAGTTCCACCACCGCCGCCGGCTATCACCGGATCAAAAGGATTAGTTCCAATCACTTTCTTTGGTACCAACACAATGCCGCCACTTTGAAAAATCGAATTATTCATCTCACCTCCCTTGTGTTAAATTAAAATTATTATTTCAATTTGTATAAATCAACACAAGGAAGTGATAAATGAAAAAATTAATAATTTTATTAGGAATCGCTTCGTGTGAACTGGCAGCGCGAGGTGGCGCAGTATTAATTCCACCTAATATAAACGAAGCATACTATGTAAAACGAAATTGTAGCGGTGCCATTGAACACCGCCTACCCGACAAAACGAGAATCGATTGCTTAACCGACACTCATGCAATTGAATATGATTGGGGTAAGAAGTGGCATGAAGCGTTAGGCCAATCACTTTACTACTCAGCGATGAGTGGGAAAAAAGCTGGCATTGTTCTGATAGTAAACCCCAAAACTAAGGATAGATATTTAACTAGGTTGAACAAAACCATTGAGGCGCACGGTCTAAATGTTGATGTTTGGACCATAGATAAATAGGTTATTTGCATTCTTCCTTTAGAGCTCGCCGATATAACTCGTTTAAATTTATTTCAATTACCTCTTTCAAAGACTCTATAGCAAGATTTTGTTCTGCGTGATACTCGTAATGCATATTGATCATATTTAAGTGCTCAATTATTACAACCACGCAATCTAAAGTTGATTTACCTTTCATGTTTAAATGTGCTCTATTAATTAATTACGCAGCTATTTAACAACCGTTCTAAATATCTATCAAAAAAACCCCTTTGCATTTCAAAAGGGGTTTTCTTGATTTAATTAAGTAAGCATGAAATTGATAATTGCTAGCGTTGCTGAAATTAACATAATTAACGCTCCACTCTCGCACGCATTGAGCTATGATTTTTGATAAATATTCCTGAAAACTAATCAGTGGGAAACCCCTTATTTACCCAAAAGTTTATGAAATAATACGAAAACAAGTAGAAAAACGACTAACGAAATACCAGCAAAGTAACTGGTAAGCAAAGCACATAAAAGGGCTGTAGTAGCAATGGTAAGGAAGATCGAACACCAAGTCAGCATATGTGCAAGTAGCTCTCTTAGGCACTTGTTTTGTAAAACGGTATCTAGATTGCGTTGATTTAGGTAAAGAGCTAATACCATAGCGGCATTTATCGCAATAGTTAAAATACAAAGAATTGAAGCATACATATAAAAACCTTGAAAACGGTACGTGGTTTTTAAATCTAGCAATGTCAAAAGCATAGTTAGATTGAATGTCAAAGCTATCAAAGGAAGTAAAAGTAACTTATTCAAATTGTCATTTGAAAAGTGCAACATTGGCGCGTCCTCAAGGTTAAAACACAATTGTACCATTTTGAAAAAACAAATGTTTTTAAGCACTTTTATACGTTTCCCACCTAACACCTATTCGACCCTTATAAAAGCTGGCACCAAGTCAGCTTTTCTTGTTTTTACTAAAATTAAATGTGACTATAAACGCAACTTTTAACTAAATATTGCGTTTTATTATGGATGGTAGACCTTTAGTAAATGACGAGTTTTGGGGTGATTTAATTGATAAATCATCGGGTAGAAATAGCCAGTTTAAAGAACGTGATCAGCTGCTCTTAGGCTTGGCTTGTTTAGCTGGTTTTCGTGAGATTGAATTAACACTATGCACCATTGATTTATTCATAGCGCCCAATGGTGAGCTAAATGAATTAATCGTTATGCCAGAGTCGATTGCTTATGATAATTGCGAACGGCCAATACCATTAGCACACCCTGACTTACAAAACCTATTTCAAACTTATATAAAGTGGTTGCTAAATAATGGACTTAATACGCATCCAGGCGAAAGTTATTTAGGCTTAAATCCTAATGCACAATTATTTGTTGATGACAGTTATAAGCCATACACAGTGCAAAAGCGCGGTAACGATACACTTAGCCCTAATTCACTTAACAAACACCTTGATAGCCTAATTAAACGCGCATCATTGTGGGATTGCGGGATTAGACGTAAATCGTTTGTACGTACTTTTATTATTAATGGTTATCGTGCGGGTATGAGTACCAGTGATTTAATTGTAATTAGTGGGCTGGGTCACGATACGATAGAGAAAACATTAACGATGGACTATGAACAATATAGCCCAATCGCTGAATGGTTTGTTAAACGCCGAGAACAGAAGGTTAAACACCTAGAGTCGATGAAAAAACGGCGTAGGTTTATGCTTTAGTTTTCAGTTGTTCTTTTCTTGATTGGCGCTAGGTCCACACCTAGCGCATCCATGATCCGCATTACAAATGATGCTTTGCACTGCCCACCATTCACTTTCTTTCTAAGCGTTGATACGGCAACAGTATGCCCTTGCGCTTCGAGCCTTTTAGCCAGCTCAGTAAAATCAACATTCACTAAGCCCATAGCGCCCTTAATCAGCGCGGTAGCTTCATCACCATAAATTTCATCAAGCTCTATTTCACGCTCAGAACGGCCCGACCTTACAGGCGCTTTTTGCTCTGCCACTTGGCATTCTCCATAGATGGATCACATTTAATCAGTGAATTGATTGTAAACGCTCCATTTAATGATTGCAAACACTCCATTAATGGAGTATGTTTATCCATATAGTGATTAATAAAGGATTTCGTTATGGCTAAGTATTTATTAACAAGCTCATTCGGCAATGATTCAGTAGCTTTAATACAACTGGCTTTAAACAAAGGCTTAGATTTTGAAGTTGTCTATAACGACACTGGTTGGGCGCGTAAAGATTGGCCTAAGCGTGTCGCGTTATTTTCATCTTGGTTGATGGAAAAAGGCATCACTTTGCATATAACGAAATCAATTGGCATGGCTGAACTTGTTAAGAAAAAGAAAGGCTGGCCCATGCCAGCATCTAAGATGCAGTTTTGCACCCAAGAGTTAAAAGAAAAGCCAACCGAAGAACTGTTAAATAAAATCGACCCTGATTGCGAACTAATCATAGTAACCGGTCGCCGCAGAGAAGAATCTCAAAACCGCGCAGACCTACCACTTTGGCAACATGAAAGCCCTAAACATGGTGGTCGTGATGTATGGAACCCGCTTATTAATCACGATGAAAAGCAGCGTGATGAACTTATCAAACAAACTGGATTTGAAGTGCTGCCGCATAGCTCAATGGAGTGCTACCCCTGCGTGTGTGCAAACAAGGATGACTTAGCACAGTTATTAGAAACACCAGACCGTATTGATGAAATCGAAAGACTCGAAATCGAAATGGGCTTTACTCGTAACCAAAAGCCAAGAGTGATGTTCCGACCGTATCGTGTTGGTAACGGTGTTGGCATTCGCCAAGCGGTGCTTTGGGGTGCTGGTGCAAGGGGTTATAAGTCAGGCTTTATCCCCAATGAATACAAAATAGCAGGTGAGCAATGTTTAATGTTTGAAGGCATTAGTGACATTGCTTATGAGATTAACACCCGAGAGGGACGCGAATTTGCCAGACAATGTGATGGCGGATTCTGTGGTAACTAACCAGATAGGAAATTTTGAACATGGAATACTTTGATAAAGAAGCGGTGTATGACGAAAAAATAGCACCACTCATGAAAGAGATTATTGCGGTTTGCAAAGAACATCAAATACCCGCTCTAGCCAGTTTTACATTCAGAAACGATGAAGAAGACGGAGTTGGTACTTGTGACACATTACTCTCTCACTCAGATGATCGTAATAACCCTAAATATCCCGCTGCTCTCAACGAAATACGTAAATCAGATGGCTTTATAACAGCGGTAACTATTGCAAAACGCGTATAGGAGATTTTGATATGTCAGAAGAAACTAATAAAGCTGTGTCTTTTGAAAGAGTGCGAAGCTCGGTACCAAAAAACTCAGTAGGCATACTGGCTTATTCAACAGTTCTATTTCACAGCCGTTTAGGGGAAATCGCTATATCAGGTTCTGATAGAGATACTGTTTGCACAGCTTTTAACAGACTAAAAACAAAGTCTACTACTTCATGTGACCCTGATAGATTGCAAGAAGTGTGTTTTTTCAAACAAGATGACTTAGAAGATAACAATGAGAATTTTGAGCAGTTGAATAGTACACCTTGGCAACCTATGGAAACAGCTCCTAAAAATGGTGATGAAGTTATTTTGTATGTAGAAAAAAGAGCTGGCATACCAGGCGGTTTTTTAGTTGGTCATTATATGGGGGGTGGTCATTGCATAGAGGATCATCCACCTATAGATGCAGGTTGGTATTTTTGGAACGGTTGTCAATTTGACCTTGCATCTAAACCGTTGGCGTGGATGCCTCTACCAAAGTTACCTACAGGCTTTAAATACTAACACTTTTTAAATGGGAAATTTTTGAAATGAATCAACAGGTACTTGACCCTTGCTGTGGCAGCAAAATGTTCTGGTTTGACAATGATCACCCTGATGTTTTGTTTGGTGATATTCGCGATGAAAGCCACATTTTATGTGATGGTCGCAAATTAGAGATTAAACCTGACCAAGTATTAGATTTCCGCAATCTGCCTTTTGATGATGAAAGCTTTAAATTGGTTGTTTTTGACCCTCCGCATTTAGTTCGAGCTGGCGAAAATGGATGGCAAAAAAAGAAATACGGAAAGCTTGGCCAAGAGTGGAAAGAAGATATTAAAAACGGTTTTAAAGAATGTTTCCGTGTGTTGGCCACAGGTGGTGTTTTGATTTTCAAATGGAATGAAACACAGATTAAAACGAGTGAAATTTTAAAGCTCACAGACGTAAAACCACTCTTTGGCCACGTGTCAGGAAAACGAGCAAATACACACTGGGTTTGCTTTATGAAAACTAACAATTCTTAAATAGGAAATTTTATGGACGTGTTAATCGCAAAAACCGCGAGAAGCTTTGAAGAAATGACACCGGTTTTTGAAGCTGAAAAAGTAAATGAAGTATTTTCTCAGCTGCAAAAGCAAATCGCAGATCTTGAAAAGGCGGTTGTTGAAGAAATTGAAAACCGAGATAAATGGGAAGAAAAGGCAACCTATTTAGCAGAATGTGTTGGTGTTTATTTTGATGAAAGTGTTGGTGAGCATTCAAGCGCAAATTGCCCAATAGCAAACGCTCACGACCTACTAAACCAGATATAGGAATTTTTGAACATGTCAGAGAAGCAAGCATTAGAGAGCATGAAAGGAAAAGTTATTGAATCAATCCAGCATCATGAAGTAATCGGTTCGATTCAATTTAATTTTACAGATGGAAGCACCGTGCAGGTTTTTGCTCAAGAAAAAGCAAGCCAGCAAATAATGATTATTGAACCTAACACTAAATAAAAGGTGAATCATGGAAAACCAACACAAAAAAATTAAAGGCTATCGCGACCTGTCACAAGCCGAGATTGATGCAATGAATGAAGCTAAAGCGCTTGCTGAAAATGTAGGCTCTTTAGTTGAAAAACTTCAAGGCCAAGACGGGTTAGATCAGCGTTGGATTGCAACTGCTAAAACAGATTTGCAGAAAGGTTTTATGTCTCTAATTCGTGGCATAGCACAACCAACAACTTTTTAAGTTTAGTTAACCGCTGCGCTTGTTAATCGAGCGCATTATTAAACAAATTTTTAGATTGGGAATTTTTATGTCTATTTTTCAATGCGAAAACTGCGGTTGTGCTGAAAATACAGCTTGCGCCAATCAGGGGTTTAAAGGAATAAAGCACCTTTTTGATTGGTCATACAACCCAAGTTTAGAGGGAAAGTTACTTTGTCGAGCTTGTGGCCCTACCAAATTTAGCGATGGTTCAAAAATGAAATCAGACCATTGGGGTGAATATGGTATTTGGCACAATAGATTTGAAAGAAGATATTTGCCGCATGGTGAGTTCAAGACCAATAACCAAGGAAATTTGGAGCATATTGAATCAGGTTTAATTGGTAATGAAGCATACAAGAAATTTGCCCGTTCTGAACCTTACCCACTTAAAGAAAACGTATAGGAAATTTTATGGCTAACCGATACGGCTTAGATGCCAGCTATTTCACTAGCAAACTTGAGCAATTGATAAGAGATATTGATAACTACACGCCTGATGAATTTGCGCGTGTTATGGCTCGAATGTCTAAAACTGCAGATAAGAATGTAGTTTTAGAGCCTGAGTTTCAAAGCAACGAATCTTGGGTGCATGTAGGTGAAAAGTTGCCAACACCTGCAGAGGGAATTGAATATTTGTGCGTTGATTATGACGGTGTTCGTTGGTTATGTGAATACGATTACAACCAAGATGATGAAGCTGTTTTTACTGTTTTGGGTTCGGCGGCACAACCCAAAATAGGCAGCATTGTTTACTGGTCTGAAATACAAGAACACCCACCAATTAACACTAATTCTTAAATAGGAAATTTTGAGCATGTCAGATTACGAGTATCAACACGCAATACATGGAGAAAGCAAGGTCAAACAGAAAGCTTTTGTAGATATGTTTAAGCCCGTTATCGCGTGGGCCATGAATAACAACAATCAAATTTTTGAGCAAATAGAGACTAGTTTTATCTTTGGCAAAGTGCATCGAAAAAATGACCCAAGCTTTGACGTTACTGTATTTTTTCGGGGCGGTGATAATGAGAGCTTTACTTTTTATGCATGGCGCGATGAGAATAAATTGAAAGCACAAAAAGAAATTCTTAAGAAGATTTTGAAAGCGAAAGATCTTAATGAATATAAATCACTATCAGATCGGTTTAACAACCGTGATTTGCTATAGGAAATTTTCGATGCCGAGCTTTTTGGACAATGCACCTGAGTTTATGAAGAAGATCTTTGAGAAAGACTTTCGCTTTTGGTGCTGTTCAAACAAAGAACATCGAGAAGTGGAATGGATTGAGTCAAAAACGCAAGTGCAGGCTCAATGCAAAGAATGCGGTGAGAAATCACCGATATTTAACAAGAACTCTTAAATAGGAAATTTTATGTCACAACAACAAGCTGTAGAAATAACGGCAAAACTTTATCAGTGTCGTGAACAACAAATATTCTTAGGTGGTGAAGATGGCTTTATTCAAATGTTTGATAAGTGGAAGCCAGTTGTTGAGGCTACGATGAATAAACATCAATGCTCTGAACTGCCAGCGTTAATTGAGCTTTTAAAATTGGCTGAATCGAAACCTGACGGTGGAATGATGATGCATGTACTTAATGCTGTTGTTTGCGAAATGTTAGAGCCTACAGTTACGGCTCATTAATTAAGTGGGAGTGGTTGAGGTAATTATGAACTACAGGCTTTTAGAACATGATGAAGTCATTCAGTCAGGCGATGAATTTTTAGAAGATGATGCGAAGACTTGGACAGAGATTACAGATAAAAGTCCTTGTTCTTGGGCTATAGGGATGAAGTGGAAAGGGCGTGGTTTAAAACCAATGCGACGTAAAGTACAAAATAGCAAGTAGCGATATAGGAAATCATTAAGAAGGAACTTAACCAATGAAAACAACACAACAAAAAACATGGCAAAGGCGCAAAGTTATTATCACGCCAAGTTTTGCCAAGGTAAACTTTACTGATTATTTAACCGCATGTTTTGAGCTGGAACAGCAAGTGTTTAAAGCCATGCGTACTAAATGATTATTTTTCTAAATAATAATTTCTGAAAACGGTAAATCTGGCGCATTACCAATAATGCGATCGCCTTCTAGATAGGCTTTGCCAAGTGCGAGGTTTTGCCCCACTGCCACACTGGTTGAACCATCGTTATGTGTTACAATGGCCGAACCATCACTACGCACCTTTGTTATCGTCACAATGGTGCGGCTGTAGCCGATTAATGTTTTTAAGCGCTGTAATTGATCAGACATTTTTCACCAATTTAACCGTTTGAGTAACATCAATGGCGCCATTACTATCCACTGACGCATTAATGGTTAAACTATCGCACGTGGCTTTGTATAATTCGCCTGGGTATTGAATACCAACCAATGATCCGAGCTTAATCGGTGGCAAGTCGGCTTTAATATCCGTTACCACTGTACTTTCTTCTTTATTGCCTGCGTTGCCAAGTTCGCATTCGCCACGTTGCCGTGCTGCTTGGTTATCGGTTATAAGCGAATCAACCACATCACTTGCAGTCAGATCCCCTGCCGTATTATCACGCCTAATTTTACACGCCACACCATTTTGTTGGCCTGATACAAACACCGCATTAGCCGCAAGCTTATTTACAAACTGGCTGTTGTGGCTATCTATGTGCGATTCATTCAAAATTATGTCGCAGGTAGCCGCATCAACACGCCAAGGTTGCACCGGCCAAAACGGCACAACATTAATCGTTTTGGTACTTTCGCCCACATCAAGCATTGCACCAATAGCTTTTGCAACATCATTTAGCGCACTGGCAGATGCTTTATCTACATAGCTAAAACTTTCCGCTGGCACCGCATAATCCACCATAGAATATTGCAATAACCAACCCGTGTTTTGCAATATATCACTGCAAATACCAGCGTGCGTTCTGTCAACCGTGTTTGTATAGTTGGTTGGGCGCACATAGGGCTGTGAAAGCTCTGCAATCCTTGAGCGGCCACTACAACGATATTCGCGGTTATTAAAGCTGCGTGAAATACCCGGTGTTTCACAGTAAGCATAAAACACATAACCGTTCACCGTAATCTCAAGTAATTGATTCAGAGCATAATCAAAATCAAGTTTTGTTTGAAACGTAATATCTGTCGTTGCAGCAAACTGGCCGCGCGATTTTGACCACGCAAAATTGCTAATATAAATTTCGCGGTTATCGCTTACGCGCTTGCATGTAATCGTTGGTTGCATAATGTAGGTATTCTGAATTTGTGGTTCGATAGGTACTTTGCGATCAATTGTCGGTATATCGTCAAACGCTCTGATTAAACCAACATCTGACCAATAACACACTTTAGCAATGTCATTTAATGTAATAGATAACGGGCTTTGTTTATTACTTGCAGGCCTATCAAGTGACAAATAAATAACACCCGGTGCAGGGTGTTTTGTTGGCACACAAATATACTCAGCATCGCGTGGGCCAAAATAAAACGTAAACTCATTTTGCGTTTGCGTTGATTGGCTCGCCCAATCTATTTTGTAATCTGTTTCTACTTTAGATAACTGTAAATAAATTAGCTCACGCTCTGTTTGTGTGGCTGCAAGTAAACTGTATTTAGTCAACCACTCACGCTTTACAGCGTTTTGCTGCTGCCATTTAAGCCCGCTTTCAACTACTAGGTTATCTTGATTACGGTGTGCTAATGATACTTCGTGATTTAACGATTGCTGTATTTGACTGCTAAACACGAATTGGTGCGTTATAGATTGCTGTAGCGAGTAAGTGCACACATTTTCAATCATTAACCAGTCTTTGTTGTTTAACTCATCAGTCGGATCAGTTGGGTTGCCGTCATTATCACCGCCACCACTGCTACTGCCAAAATTAATTAGAAGCGGTGATATTTTGGCAGTAAAATTACGGCTAAAATTAATTACTAATTGCGTCATACAGGTGGCGTGTAGTTTTTCATATCAATCACAGCGGCTTTTACATTATCAACAAGCTCACCGTCTTTTTCAGCGTCATCGTCTAGCAAAATGCACATCAAATTGTTATTTACGGTGTATTCAAATGGCACAATGATCGCTAATTTGTTATTTGCTGGCACTAAGCGCTGCGTAATGACTTTGCCGCGTCTATCAATTACAAGCAAGCGTTCACCTAGTGCGTCAAGCGTGGTTTCAACCACACCAATATTAAGCGGTGAATTGGTCAATAACACAGGGTTATAACTACTAATTTCAAAGTGAATCATTCCCAAGTCTCCAACCCAATCCACACACAACTCGTGTCCGAATACCCATCAGGCATTTGAAAGTAAGTTTGAGTATGAATTGGCTTAATTACTGGAAACGCCTCATTGCGCCAGCCCGAAACGTCACTGACTTTTAAACCTGGTACTCTGCCACGCAATCTAGGTCTAGTTGGGTCATTATATGAGCTAACACTTCCCTGTAGCGAATTTCCAAAAATTATAAACATATCCGCCAACATAGTTACTGTAGGTGAAACATTGGCGTGCGCTGATGATACTGCAAAACCACCATTACCCATCGGTGATATCAACGAGCTTGAAAGTTTGTCATTTTCGTTATTAATTGGGTATGTAACTAGGATGTCAATCGGTGTTCCTTGAGTTAGCGTGTATGGCATTTCCACTGAGTAGCTTGTATTTGAGCCATTCCCTCTACGCCCTATTTGAATAAACGTATTTGGATCATTAGGTATGAATGAATACATATCACCGCAGAAAAAAATCCAAGAATATTCATCGGATCGCCCCCAGTAATTAGTAGATATGTTATAGGGCTTTATAAACCAGAACGCTTTAGCTGTACCAATAATCACCCAAGGTGCAGATGACCCACCTCTTATTCGCACGTCATAATAATAACTCGATTTAGCAAAAACTGTTTTTGATGTGTATTCTTGATGTGATTGCACTCGTGAGTTCGTGCCTGCACTATCATTAACTGCTGAAAACGAGGTTACACCACCGCTTCCACCAAGCGCCATGTTATTTCTAACCGCGAGGTGTGGCGCAGCAGTATTAATTTCATCTTCCTCAACACTCCAACCGAGTGGTGACTTTGTGCCATAACCATCCACTAAGCAGGCTTTTACTACTTTCATAATATCGCTGGGTTTTCGGCTAGCTAGGGATGGTGCACCTACATCATCCCAACGATAAACGGTTACTGCGTCTGTCATTATGCATATCCTTTAAAACTTAACGTGGTTGAATCAAACTCAATATTTGAATGACCCGGAGAAATACAACGCGATACCATTATCGGGTTGCCTGCAGCAGTGGTTTCGAACAATAAACACTCACCTGGTTGCAAGCCAGAACCTAACGCTTCTTTGCGAATTATCATAAATGGCTGTTGGGTGATGGGGTTAATTGGTGCAAAATCATTCAGCACATCACCGCTGCCAATCTCACCAACGGATTCACCAAACAATACAAATGTGTTATTTGTACCCCACACTAGTGCCCACCGCTGATTAATTGCGCCTAAATTATTCATCTCGATTGGATATTGCTGCAGATTGAGTGAGCTTGATCCCGCAGCACTTTTTTGGCCAAAGTTATTAGACCATGCACTTTGGGTGCGTTCATCAAGTGCTAGCGCTTGTAAATCGCCAAGCATAGTAACGCTTGATACTACCGCGCCTTGAGGATAATTACGCAGTACAGGCGATAACAAACGAAGCTTGTTAGGCTCAACTTGGGTAACTAAACGTAGTTCAAATTGCACTGCTGTAATAATAAATGGCGCAGTAAAACCGCTAATGCCTGTATTAATCGTTATAACACCGCTTGGCTTGTCGTAGCTGTAATTCGCATCATTACTGTCGTATAGACTTGCACCTGTGCTATCGGTAATATCCACATAATCCGCATCAACAATACTGTTAATTGTCTGCCCGTTTGTGAGACTTGTTTTCTCTGTGCGATTGCGGTTTTGAATACAAACCAATCGGTTTTCATTAAATATATAAACATTGCCACCATTGGGTAGTGCTGATGCATTAATACCAAGCCAAGGCGCATCAATGGCGGTTTTTTCAATCACTGTTAAGTCATAGGCAATGTTAGCTACATCAACACTTGCAGTTAACGTTACGTAGCCATTTTCGAGAGTACCATTTATTTCTGCGTGACTAATAACGCCGCTCGCATTTGCACCAACACTAAACGTTGTACCATTGGCCCGCGTAATCACCAAACGCAATGAATCAACGCGGTACTCATCTGATTCAACACTAAACGAAATATTTGTTGGGTATGCTTGGCTTTCGGTTGTGGCAACAAGCACAATACAACCTAAATCATCATTAACTGTGCCATTTAAATCGACAGCGTTACTTGGTGTTATTTCACCTGTATCGTGATTTACTTGAGCAAACACATTGCCTGTATTGTCGATAAATATGCCATTCTTATCGGTATATACAGCACCATCCTCACCCGCTTTTTTTACACGAAATGTGTTCGGTTGTATTTTTTCACCTGGCGCAAGCGTTAGCGTTGGTGTTGTGGCAAAGGAGTGCTTACGATAGTCTTTATTTGAGTGATAAGTTACTTCAAGCGTTGTGCCCGCTCGCATTGGGTAGACAGCGGAGAGCGTAAACACAAACTGATTATTTTGATATTTTACTTCATCAAAGTGCGCGTTATTTTCATACGGTTTTAGAGTCCGCCAACCATTCACAGATAAATATTTAACTGTAAAGTCTGGTAAGTACTCAAAATAGTCATCAACATTAATATTAAAAATCGCAGCATTTGACGAACTTGGCGCAACAAATGTTTTTACACGGGTTTTATTGTATGTGGTGCTACTGTTGGGCGAAAATGCATATGCTTGAACGTTTAGTTTATCGTTAGCAGTTGTAACTTGCGGCAGTACTTGTGTTTGAGTCGTTTCGACTATTAAGTCTAATGCCCCAGATTCTACGGCATTTGTTAACACACTCATACCATGATATTTAGCCGTGCTTGAGGTAATTAGATTACGCATGGTAGCCATTTTAGTGTCATCCGCAAGCGAGGGCGATTCAATTAGTAATGTATTAACAAGTGGATCTTGTGGCTTTTCGCTTAGATACACGTGGCTATCAGCTAGTCGTGTTGCATCGTGTGTTGCAACACTAGGAAAAAGCTTTACTACCTCAAACGCTGACTGTGCATAATCCACTTCGGTAATTGAGCGAAACACATCGTTTAGTTTACCGTTCACCACTTCGTTATTGGTGCGGTGGCCGCCAGCATCAACGTGCTGTTCTAAGCTTTCGCTTTTAAATATTTTTAAATGATTACGTTGCATTAAACGGTTACCAAAAAGAGTTGAATGTTTTTGTAATAGTCAGGCTTTACATCAGAATACGCGCGCTGTGGCTCTGCTATTGCAGCCCCTTTTAAGTAATTCCAGCGGCATGTGTAAACCACGCTGTGTATCGTCACATCAAAGGTGTCTAAGTTGGTTTTTGCGTGGGCTTCTATCGCTTCAAAAATGGCGCTTGGCTCAAGCTCTGCAAAGAGCACTATCTCAAAGTCACTTAATGGCGTTAACAGTACTTTGCCAACACCGTTAAGTGCGCGGCGTTCTTTGGCTGCAATGTTGATAGTGGCGCCTTGGTTTCGCCATACAAAGTTATCAAGCGAAATGGTATCAAGTTGGATCATTGTGTTTGGCTTAACCTTTCAAGTTCATCAATTAAGTTAGTGTCGGTGGTAAACGCACTGCCCTTACGCCCTGTTGGCATCACTAGTTCAAGCCTCACTGCTTTACTGCTTGCAAGGGGTGACTTTTCGAGAACATTAATTAATTTATTAAGTTGTACAGATTGCTGAGTGGTGGCAGGTGTTTGCTTAGTCTTACCGCCGCCATTATTGCCACCACCGTCATTACCACCTGAACTTGAACCACCATTGCGTGATGACGGTCCTGCACGATATGGCGAGCTTGTCTCACTTTGCGATTTCATTGCCTTGATCATGTCGCTCAATTCTTTTTCTTGCGCTTTACTTAAAAAGTTCAAGTAGTTGTTTATTTCATTGAGTAATTGATTAAGTGCTGACGTATTGCCCGAGGCCGCATTAATACGGCTAACGTATTTTTCAAATTGCGCTTGCGCCGCTGCCGCTGTTTCTTCGTCACGTTTAGCACGTTCGGCAACTTTCGGATCAAAGGTGGTAAAGGTGCGATTACCCGCATCATTCACACCCAAACCGCTTTGCTTGTTATAATTAAACATCGATGAGGCAGCACGGCCAGCATTATTCGCCACTTGATTTAAGCTAGACGCTTTTTTACTCATGGCTTTTGCTGATTCTAAATCAGCTTTTGTTGCTTCTTTTGTAGCTTGTGCACCTGCGCGTGTTGCTTGGGTGGCTGCGCGCTGCTTGTTAGCAAAATCACCCAACAAATCGTTTACTACGCTCATTACACTGCTAAGCTCTCGCTTACGCTCTTTGTATTCATACGAGCTAATAATGCCCGATTCATACTGCCGATTAAGCTCATCCATTTTGCGCTCATACGCACTTTGTATGTTTATGAGCTCATAATAGTTAGCCTTTTCCGCACGCTTTACGTTGTTTAAACTTTCAGTTTGTGTTTTAAGTAAACGCTGTGCATCCGTTAACCTTGCATAAGCCGTGTTTTTATCATTAAGCGATGCGTTTGCATCATTCATGATGGCTTCAAACTCAGCCACTTTAGCCTTGGTTTCATCTACCTGCTGCTGAAAGCGTTTTACTGCATCTGAGTTTTCATCCAGTGCTGGATTAAGCGTTTGTGATTTTTTAGTTAATGACGCAAGTGCATCACTTAAACCCAGCGCTGCGGCTTCGGCTTTAATGGCAGGATCAAGCCCTTCACGTGTGGCATCGGCCACTTTAACGGCCGCTTGCGCCCACTTTGTATAGGCTTGCTCTACTTCATAAATACCAACTTCGCCTTTTTTGTATTGCTCAAGCAAGGTGTCAAACAGTAATTTTGCTTGCTCTGCCGCATCACGTAAACTTTGCGTGGTGACAATACCGGCTTTACTCATCGCAAGGCCAAGTTCGTCCGCCGCTTTTTTACCTGCTTCGGCGGACTCGCCAAAGGCTGCTTTTTGTTCGGCTTGTGTTTCTTTAACTTTGGCTGTTACATCAGTGTGGGTTTGTTTTACTTTTTCACCTGTTTGCTGCGTGAGTTGGTCCCACGCATTTGACAGGTCTTGACCATCTTGCAAAATGCCTTGATAAAAACCATCTGACACCGCACTCAGCGCATTCGCAACATTTTGTGCTTTTTGGCTCCACGTATCTGCACCAAACAAATCAAGTGTTTGCGCAAAAACTGTCATAACGCCTTGTAAATATTGCGTCACCACAAAGCCAATGGTTTTTACACCAGCGGTAAAGCCGTTAATCAGTATGCGAAAACCACCAACAATGGTTTCAACACCCGTAAAAAACGCATTTACATTGTCAATAAACGCTTTTACCGCTGCGCCACCATCGCGCACAATCGCGGTAAAAAATTCACTGATTTTTTTAGCCGCTGATTCAAGTTGGCCGTTGTTGGCCATTTTTTCAAACTGCGCATTGAGCTCTTTTAAAAAATCAACCGCAACTTGATAAACACCAGAGTCGGCAATGGTAATTTTAAATTCTTGCCACTTGTTTGATAGCACCGCCATCTGGCCTGATAATCGCTCTAGTGATTTTGACGCTTGACCACTGGCGGCATTACCAAGCTCATTAAGCAAGGCTTTAATAGTGTCACGGCCAAGCTCACCCGCAGATGACATTGCTTGTAATTCAACCGTGTTTTTGCCGGTTACTTTGGCAAGTAAATCCCACACCGGCACACCGCGTTCAACCAGCTGCAAAATTTCTTCACCTTGCAGCTTTTGTTTCGCCCATGCTTGGCCTACTGCCAAAATAATGCCGTTTAGCTTTTCTTGCGAACCACCCAATTTTGCATTGTAATCGACCAAGGCTTGCATTGAGCCATTCATCGGATCAATACCAAAGGTTTTTAACGTACTAAACGATTCGCGCACCGCGTTAATTTGCGTACCCGTGTCATCAGCAAAAGTGCGCATCCACTCGGTTGCTTGCTGGCCTGCTTCAAAGCTGCCCATTAGCGCGGTCATTTGCGCTTCAAAGGCTTTGGCTTTATCGCCTGCGTTTAATACACCAAATAAACTTTCTTTTAGCGTATCAATACCAACATACGCACCCGCCATAGCAATCAATGATTTAGTTGCAGCACCAATGCTGCCGCCAAACTCTTTTGCTTCTTTGCCTGCTTCGTTTAATAGCTTTTTATGTTTTGCGAGCTTGTTATTATTTTGCGCAATCGCTTGTTGCGCGGCCACTTGGCGTTGTGATAGCTCTTTTGATGATTTACTTAGATTATTAAGATCAACACCTGCACTTTCTAGGCTTTTCTCTAAACTCGCTATTTCCGCTTTGTTTTTATTAAATGCGGTACCAAGTTGATTAACTTCAGTGCGTGTGCCTTTTACTTTTAAGTTGTAGTCGGCATTGGTGGCAACCGCTTTGTTATATTCAACTTCAAGCTGATTGAGCGTTTGGCGCTTTTCGATTAACGCGCGCGACTCTTCTTTTGAAACCGTTGTTGCTGTTTTTTGTGCAGCTTCAAGCGCTGACACTTCACGCTTAATGGCTTGATAACTGGTTTCTGCGTCTTTTAGCGCGGCTTTAGATTGCTTTTGTTCAGCAACTAACGCAACCAACGATTTACTGGCCGCTAGGTAAGACTTTTCAACAGCATCAATGCTTGTTGTAAGTTTGTCATATTGCTCGGTTTGGCTTTTTACACCTTCAATGCTCTTTAGTTCGTCATTTAGCGCTTTACTGGCGTTTTCTAAAGCTTCCGCTTGTTTTGCTGCTTTATCGGCTGCCGGAGAAAATAAATCGCGTCCTTTGATGATAAATTCAACAACGGTATTTTTAAATGACATACTAAAATCCATTAAAAAAGCCCACTTTTAGTGGGCTTTGGTTGTTACAGTTTGGAGCAATTACGCGGCGTTGACGATATCCATGCAATAGTCTTTATCTTTACCTGTGGCTACCGTGCACACACCTTCAAATTCAGGTGCCAGGTATTCGTTTTGCAGCAAGTTAATATCAGAGCTTGCAGCAAGTTGTGTCAATGGAATTTCTAAGTGAACCGGTGCGCCCGTATCGATGTTTTCACCATCCAAAATAATGCGCCAGTTGACTTCTTGCGTTTCACCACCAGTTAAGCGCTTACCATCAAGCGCAAGTGCGTTACCAGATACGAGCACTTCACCACCGGCATCCATTTCACCACCGGGTAAGGCGCGGATAAGGCCCGCCGCATATTTAATTTCGTAATCCACACCTTCGGTTAATGTGGCCGCAACCTTTTTAACAACAACCCCGGTTTGCAGTTGTTTTTTACCAATTTCAGACCAACCACCGGTTGCCGCCGCAAATAAGGTTACCGCTTTATCAGTAAGCGTTGCTGCCCCTTCTGAAAAATCACCGATTTCAGCACCAAGCGCTTCGGCAAGTACTTCAGACGGCACTTCATCAAGTTTTAACTTGATTGATGTTGGCTTAGGATCTTTTACACCACCAAGCGACTTACCAAATGTTGATTTGTTTTTACTGGTACGTGTAATTTGTTCAGACTCAGCTTTAAGCTCAAGCATCTCAACGTTCATTGGACCAAGTAACGGTGAGTTTACCGCGGCAACACCTTTGGTGTTTACACGCTGTATCATCACTTCACCGCGCAGAATAAAACCTTCAGCCATGATAGGTTCCTTTTAGTATTTAATGTTTAGAGTAAAAAGCGCCCTTGCCACACGTTCGTTTGACTCAGGCGCGATAATTTTGGCGGGCTCAGTTTCTTGAAACTGAATCAGCTTGCCACCCAATGCAGCATTCACATTTTTGCCTGCGTTGGTAATGGCTTGTTGTAGGCTTTCGCTTGTTGCTAACAAGTCATCTAGCGCATTAGTTGCTGTTGCATCTTTAGCTAACACCAGCAACAAGTTCACGCTTTTTGACTTTACCGTTTGCAAATCCACCGGTTGAATAAAAATATCACCGTCTTTTTGTGTGCCTGCTAACTGATAAAAACCCAGCGTGACATTGCCATAATTTGCAAAAAATGCTTTTACGGCATCCATTGCTTCAGTAATGTTTTGTGCTTTTTTCATAGTACTTTTTGGTACATTTTTAAAAGGTGTGTCATGACTGGATCAACTTGTTTATCTTTCACCACACCAAGCGCACCACCAACTGAGACACCATAACTGACTTCTGGTATTTCGCGGCCTTTCACACCTTGATTACGGTAACCCATCAGTAAATTGCCATTTAAGCCAGTAAATAAAAACGCACCGCGCCAATGCTGTGTTTTGCCACGCAGATAAGCACCCGTGTAACCAGCAATGACTTGCTTGTTTGGCGTGCGCTTGTTTTTACTTTTGCGATAAACTGGCCCCTCCATAAAATTGACCGAGCTTGATTTTCGCATACGTGATGCCACACGAAATTCAAGTTCTTTACTGTCAATTTTTAGGTTAATGCGCTCAGCAATGTAGTCGCGAAAGCGAAAGTTATAGCGATCATAAATCGCATCCACTAATTTATTGTGTGCAAACTCGGCCGTTTGCGTTACCGCCACTTCAAGCGCGTGCGCATTTTGCTCTTTGATTCTCACCAAATCACCTGCCAGTTGCTCGAACACCTTCATGCATCACCTATACGCTAACCACAATATATTTCACTGTTACTTCGTTTTGCTCATACAACTCTGTAAGCATGTAACGCTTAGCGCCTAAAGTGAACACGTGCCGCGGCTCAAAATCACCTTCATCAAGTAAAAACTCAGCAATGGTGATTGCTTCGCGGTCTTTGGTGCCGTCAAACTCGTTGTTAACCGTGCGATACGAGGTGTACACATCAACGTGTTTGCTTTCACTTGGCAAATGTGCAAACTCGCAAGGCGTTGCCACTTGTAAAAACACAGCGCGCTCCGCCTGCAAGCTGCTTGCAAGTTGCTTACTCAGCATCATCAACAATGGTAACGTGTTTGTTGAGCGATAGTGCAAGCGCACGTGGGATCACATTGCGGCCAGTTAAAATTTCAACGGTTTCACCTTCAAACGAGGTAATTAATTTGCCAGCCACATGTGAAATAACCGCAACGGTTTCTGATTCAACAGGGTCAACAGGGTCAACAGGGTCAACAGGGTCAACAGGGTCAACAGGGTCAACAGGGTCAACAGGGTCAACAGGGTCAACAGGGTCAACAGGGTCAACAGGGTCAACAGGGTCAACAGGGTCAACAGGGTCAACAGGGTCAACAGGGTCAACAGGGTCAGGCTCTAGTGCGGCCACTTCTGCTTCAAGTGCTTCTACTTGTTTTTTCAGCTTGGCTTGCGTGGTTTCTGGTTCAACTTCGCGGCCTAATTGCATCGCGAGTTCAGCCGCTTTTACTTGTAAGTCTTCAATCGACATAACGTGCTCCAACAAAAAAGCCTGCTAAACAGCAGGCTTTTGCATTACGAATAAAAAGAACGGAATTAAATAAGCTTAATTACCACAAAACCATCAGGATCCGTGTTTGCCATCAGCGGTGCTGATTTAGTCACCGTATAGCTCTTAGCTACATCACCTGTGTCTTTATAGGTTTTTTGGAAGCGATCCGTTGCATACATACCAGCTTCAATGGCGTCATCGTCAAGAATTGCGCCATACATACGCGCACATTCAATACCTGTATGACCAAGCACATACGTGTAATCATCAAGGTACTTTTCTTTAACACCATCAACTAAACGGTAACCGGTATACACCACCACCATCACATCGCCAAGGTAACCTTTATAAGAAACGTCTTTACCAAGGTCTTTTAGCGCGGTTTCAAGCTGTGAATTAGAACCGCGGCGAGTTTCTAACTTCTCACGCACCTTGTCAAACTCAAGCAAAAGCGACCAACCTTTTTGGTCTACGATCATGATATCTATGCCATGCTCTGATGCAGATGCATATTGCTCGATATCATCCAGTGGATTATAAGTAGCTCTATCTTTACTAACCCAAGAAGCCGCACCAGCAAGGTTAATTTGATTTTCCGCGCTGCGATTAAAGTTAACGTTAATCGGCTCGGGTAAACCTTCACCTTCACAGGTGTAATTTGCATCAACAATAGAGTGCACGGCCATCCATTCTTCTGTTTGGCCAATTGCAACATCTTCATCGAGTAAATTTTGAACCATAATGGCTTGACGGCGTTGCTGTAAAGTTAACTCACCATTTAAACCTTCACCAGCACGGCGTTTAAGCGTCTTTTGGGGATTGATATCATGTTTTGGCTTAAGTGATGCAGGTTTGATTGTCGAGGTGGTATGCCCACGTGTTTTAATTACCTTGCCGTTTACTTCTGGCGCGATAAACACTGCAGAGTTCACAGCATTGTCAACTTTATCGAGTGCCACCTCTTCCGTTTCAAACGTGTACATGTGAGGGAAAAACAATGTTAAGAACAAGTTAGAAGAGCGAGCTCTTTTCTGTTGCACTACATTATATAGCGCGCGTGGAGAATTTAAGTCAGACATTATAATTCCTTATTCTACTGAGCCAGTTGCGATTGGCGTACCATCAAAAGCCGCCGCTTTTTGTGCTGCGGTTGCAGCGACAGGCCACGCAATAAGCGCGTTATTAAAGTGGCCACCATCATAAAATGGCGCTGTACGTGCACCTGATGTGGTATCAACTGCGCCAACAGTCAAAGCAATGGCTTTTTCTGTGCCGTCATTGGCTGCAGGATCCCATGCTTTTAACTCACCCGATGCGCTAACGCGGCCAACTGGCGCTAATTTTTCTAATGTTTGGCTCGCTGCAAACGTGCCGGTGTTTTGCGTCATGACGCGTTCGCCTGCCGCAATTTGCTCATGCTCAAATACTTGTTCCATGACAGTTCCTTATTTACCAAATACCGCTTCGTGAGCACCAAGCAAAGCTTGCTCACACTTTTCATCTACTGACAGTTCTTCAGCATCGCCGCTTGTTTCCAAGTTTGGTTGCTCTGTGTTTGCCATTGCAGCATCAAGCGCTGTTTGCATGTTTGCACCTTTTGGCTCACTTGCTTCAAGCTTTGTTTCTGCCGGTGATACTGCTAGCAGTGCATTTGCTTCATCAGCACTCATGCTAGTTTGCAGTGCTAAATGGCTTGCCATTTTTTGACGGCCGTCTGCATGTTCGCTTGACAGGATCGCACCAATGCGTTCACGTTCTGCAGTTGCACCGTCAAGGCGCGCTTGATTAACATCGGCTTCGGTTAGCGTTGCACCTGCTACAGTGCCGCCATTAGCGTGCGCGTTTGGCGCTTGGTTTTCTTCTAGTGACATAGCCACTCCGTTAGTTGTTGAGTTAGTTCGAAGAATATCGAGCAAAAGCGGCACGGCTTCTTGCCCGTTTACAAGACGATCAGCAAAACCAACATCAATGGCTTGCTGACCTGTGAATACTTTTGCTTCGGTATCGAGTACCGCTTGCTTATCCATGCCAATGCCTTTGGCAACCAATGCGGCAAATTTATCGCGCGATTCGTTCAAATTGGCTTGGATTGAAGCAAGCACATCGTCTGACAGTTTTTCATATGGATTGCCGTCTACTTTGTGCTTGCCGGAATGAATTAGCGTGATATCAATACCGCTTTCTTTCAGTTGGTCTTGATAGCTGGCATGTGCCACCACCACACCAACCGAACCAGCACGACCAGATTGCGTGATCCAACGCTCGGTACACGCTGAGCCAATGGCCATGGCTGCGCTGCACATGGTGTCGTAACACAAGGCATAAATTGGCTTGATTTCACGTAGTTTTAAAATAGTTTCAGCACAATCAAAACACCCTGCTGCTTCACCGCCTGGGGAGTCGATATCAAGCATAATGGCTTTAATACTTGGATCATTTGCTGCGTCATTGAGCCTTGCAATAATGCCGTCATAACCTGTTGAACCCGAATACGGTTTAAGGTAACCATATTTATGCAGTAACGTGCCTGAGATTGGCAAAATCGCTAAACCGTCTTTTACCTGATACGGGCGGTCACGCTCGCGAGTTGGACCAAAGCTTGATGCACGCTCTTTCATATCGGCTTGTTCAAGCATTTGGCCTTCAGGGTCAATCAAACTACTGAATTGCCCTTTTACACCAAGCACTGAGAAAAACGTGGTTGCATAGGCTGGCTCTAAAAAATGCGGTTGATTACACGCACGGCTAAGAATATGCGTCATTGACACATTGTTAGTTGTTTGCGGCATTGTCACTACCTTGATTAGTTTCGGGATCAAAGCCAAGCGCGGTTATCCAGCTTGGCGGTGGCAACCCTTTGGCTTTGCGCTCATTAATTTCACGTGCTTGCTGCTCAAATACTTCTTGATAGTCTTCGCCCATCAAAGCTAGCTCTTTTTCATAGGTTGAAAGGCCAGATTCAATACGCAAAATGGCTTCTTTCACTTCTTTTAAGCCATCGATGCTTAAGCGGCCTGCACCTATCCATTCGCAGCGCGTCCACGCTTCTTTACGTTCGTAAAAGTCAAAACGTGATTTTGGCGCTTTCAAAACGCCACGATGTAGCGCTTCCTCAAGCCAGTTTGCAAAAACTAATGATGCAAACCGTGCCGCAATGGTTTTACGTTTACCCATGGTGTAACGGAATGATTCGTTAATACTGGCCCGTGCACTTGAGTAGTTTACTTTTGAGTAATCACGGGCGATTTGCTCGTAACTCATACCAAAGCCGCTGGCAATAAAGCGCAGCATTGAGCTTTCTAAATCGGTAAAACCGTTGTTTGCATTGGTTGACTGAGTAAATTTAAGTTTTTCACCGGGTACTAAATGCGGAATACGCGCACCGTTCATGCGTATATTGGCGGCATTGTGGTATTCGCCCATGTAGGCCATCCACTTTTGCATTTGATCCGCGCCGCCCTCACCCGAAATAAGCTGAAACGCCTGTTCTGAGTCGAGTTCGGACTCAATCACGGCCGCATACATGGCGTTGATAATGGCATTTTGCAGTTTGGTGTTTTGCAGCTTAGATAAACTTTGCATTTGCTCCATCATGGATAACAGCAAATTAGCACCGCGCGTTTGGCCTGCTTCAAGCGGTTCAAACACATGTAAAAATTGTGTTCTGCCCCACTGGTTTTCGCGCTTAACAAAACGCCACTTACCTGAGTAATTATCAAGTTCGCCAAATTCGTTGTAAGCATCTTGCTTTACGTAATAACCCGTTGCTGCGCCGTGGCGATCAAGTGTGACGCCACCGCGCAAACGATTATTACTTAATAAACCGTTTGGATTGCTCACACGTTTAGGTGATACCAACTTAATTGCGGTTTTGAATAATGCGCCTGGGCGATTAATCCATTCACTGACCGCCATACCTTCACCGTGATGACAGTGACCAGCGGCAATGGCGCGCACTAACATGGTAAACGTGCGCTTTCGCTCAGCATCGATATAGCAGTAGGATGATTCTGCGTATTCAATAAAGGCTTGCTCGGCTTCTTTCATAAAGCTGCGCGCATCATCTTCATTCATGCCGAGCACTTTATGATTTAAACGGTAACTTGGACGAAAAAGCGAACCAACCACGTTATCAATGTGCATTTGCACGCCACCTTGCGCAATGGCGTTATTTCGAACCAGATCATCAGCGCGTGCATTGGCAGTATCAATCACTGGCAATAATGCGGCATCTGCACTTTTGTTGGCTGGATACCAACTTGCCATTTGACCACCAAAACCATTGCCGCCGCCACTGTAACTGGCGCAATGCTCACGTAATGGTGTTTCACCATCCATTGCTACTAATTGAGTCATAGTGAAACCCTTGCTGGACCTTTGCGGCGTGATGAACTGCCGTTAATGAGCGTTTCTAATTCGTTAATGTAGGCTTTTAATTCGTTTTTATTGGCCTGTGTAAAACGTGTTTCGCGGCCATTGCGGCTAAATGACACCACGGCTTGACCTGTTAGCAGGTTGTGATATGCCTGCTGTGCTTCTGAAAGCTGTGTTTTTAACTGTTCGATACTCATTTAGTCTGAACCTAATTGTTTGCCGAGAGCGGCAAAGCTATTTGAAGTGGATTTTTGTGTTTCTTGCTGACTTACAAACGATTCAAGCTTTAGTGAAAAACGTTCAATTGAGATATAAAGCGCAGCAAGCGCATAGTTGAAACAATCGAGCGCTTCGTTTCTTCGCCCTTCATTGTCGTAAACCATGATCACGCCTTGCTTTGTTTTTTTCGGTTTACGAATTTCTGACACCAGCTGTTTACACACATCTTCACCACACATTTGATCGTCAAGCGGTAGATGAATGGCTCTAGGTTCGCCCAGTGGCAATTCAATGTCGGTGTAAAAAATATCTTTGGCGGTATCGGTACCAATTTGCGCGATGAACGTGCCGCTTTGCTTGTTAATTTTGGGCGCCATGTTTTGCACTGGCTGACCATACGAGGTGGCACCTTTTACAGGTATAAACTTCATTAAGCCAATGCGTTTTGAAAGTTTATAAACAACTTCGGTGCGGTGGCCTGCTAAATCCCAACAAGTGCGCGAAATCGTTAAATGCGCGCCATCTTCGCGTTTATAAGTGCGCTTGGTAAATTCAACCACCGCATCTTGCACAGACTCATCACGTGGATCGCCTACATGATAAAAACGGTCAATTAAATATTTACGGTTGTCTGCAGTAAAGCCCCAAACAAAGGCTTCCATGCGGTTATCTTGCGTATCACCGCCTGCTGTTAAATAAACAACGTCTTTTGGTACTTGCGCTTTGTATTGCTCGCGCTTTTCAAGCAATATTTCGTGATCTAAGCGTTTGGTGTTGGCTGGCTCAAAGTGCAAGCCAAGTGTTAAGTTGATAAACGCTTGCAGCTTATCGGGGTCACCTTTGATATCGAGCCATTCACGAACAATCTCTATCCAACCTTCTGTAAGGTTGAGTGAGTAAAGCGCGGAGCACTTAATACCAATACGTTTTGGCGCCTTGATTTTGTTGCCAATCTTGTTGTAAAAACTTAAGCCGTCCTCGGTCCATATTCCGGTTTTTTCACAAATCCAGCGGCCAGCATCTTCCATTTTGGAAAGTTGGCGGTAATAAATACGACCTTTTGCTTCGCTTTCATGGCACTTATGATTTTTGCAGCTGTAATAGGCGCTTTGGGATTTAGCTTCATCACCTTGAAGTGTGTTATCCCACTTCATACCGTGCAGAGAGTCTTTATCACCCCACTCTAGTTTTTGCCGAGTACCGCAATGTGGGCAAGGCAAATGAAAACTGAGTATGCAATCCGCTTCATTCATTAAGCGTTCGATTACATCGCCCGTAAATACAACCGTTGAACCAAAGATTGCTTTACCAAATGATGCGCCTTGAATACGCTTCATCAGTACTTTGATGTTATCACCTTCACCGCCGTTGACGCTAAACGCACCAAGTTCGTCAGCAATAACAACTTGTTTTGTAATGGCACGAAAGTTATTTGGACTTTCCGCACCTTTCACATCGATTGAGAAACCAGTACACACCTTTTTCTTAATCGTGTTGTTTTCGTTATTCAATGACCAATCAGGAAAGGCCGATTGAATAGCTGGCACCACAGGCAGAAGTGGATTGACCTCTGACACCATAAAATCTTTTGCAAGCTGATCGTTTGGTTGATACACAACCGCACTGCGCTTTTTGTGCACACCCAGATACCAAAGCGCACCGCACAGCATTTTGGTATAACCAAATCGCGTTGGCTTTTGCACTGTAATGACTTGCACCGCATCATTACCCATCATGTTTAAAATGGCTTTTTGCACGGGTTGCGTATGCCAGCGACCAGGTATTTGCGAACTACCCTCTGGCAAGAAAAAGTGGTCATCACACCATTCAACACACGTTTGTGGCACTTGCGTTTTAAGTGGACTCAACCCCCTCTGAATCGCAATCAAGATCGCTTTCTTCGTAGCTGCTGACATCTGGTTCAATGCTGGCTACCTCGTTGCGACTAACTGCGATTACTTTTTGAATGGTTTCTACGGCATCGGGCGGAATGTCCGGCCATGCCTTTTTCATTTTTGGCAACAACGCTTCTAAGTTCGAAGCAACTGCCACACTAACAAGCTCTAATGTGCGGGTAATTGTCTCAATTGGCGCAAAGCGACCTTCCTTGACAGATAGATCAAAATCTTTGTGTTTAACCTCTAATTCGGCTTTCCGAATTTTGACACGCTTTTCCGCTATTTCGAGCTCTTCTTTTGAATTCCCTAAAGGATCAAAAGCGGGATCAGGTTTTGCTGTGGTTAACCGCTTGTAATAATCAAGCCGCCACAAAGTAATTTTTCGAATGTCATATCCGCTCTTTCCCTTTGGTTGTGGGAAACCCGCAATATTTTTCCAGTTTCGAATTGTTCGCGAATCGACCTCGAAATAATCTGCAACTTCTTGCTGGTTAGCCATCAAAAATCACTCAAAAATGCATTGCTTTGCACCCAAAAAATTATGTGGAAAAAAGCGGAAACGGAAATGGTCAAAAATCGCCATTTTTAATAACGTGAGATACCCCGAGTGTTTTCTACCCTCATAACAAGGGGTTACCCCTCCAAAGGACCCATTCAATTTGAGATATTTGGAACAATCTTGTTAACAACATCCAATAATTTACTGTTATTTTCAGCGGCAACGGATGCCGGACTTGAAGAGTTAACGCCATTTTCATCAAGTAAAGCTTCAATTGTTCCATCCGACTTTTTGATAAACTTGAACTTAAGCTTGTCATAGTCCTTACTGTTATAAACAGTAGCCTTACAACAAACGATTGACCCATCTGCTTGAACCATTGGCTCAAGTGAATACTCAGTCTTACCCATAGACGAACAACCAGCAACAATCATTGTAACCAGTAAAGCAATTAATAGTCTTAACATAATGGACCTATAGCAGTGTGTTAACGATAGATATTAGTGTGCATGCAGATGTGACACTAAGTGATGAGAATATAAGAAAAACCAATGACCAATAAACTTCTTCCTTACCTCTAGCTATTTGCACCAGGCAATGGTTTATTTTGTCGATTAGTTTGTTCATGTTATTTACGATCTAACTCGCGCTCAATGTCTGATACTCTTCTCTTTAATGAAACAACTTCACTTTGAAGCTCTAAGCGATACTTAGTTGCCGAGTCAAATCGACCTTTTAACTCTACCAAAATGACATTTTGACTTAATAAGCGCTCTTCAATGCGGGCATACTGTATTTGACTATCGCTTACTGTTTTAGCCATCCACCCGAGGATGCCAAGTATTAAAGTAGAAAAGATTGCTAGTACCCACTTTTCAAACGAAAGCACTTCATTGTTATTATTTGAACTAGGCATCACTTCTCAACTTACTAACTAGATTTTTTCCAAACCAAAGCTTTAATTGTATTGGCTTTAGAACGTCTGAATGGCCAAAAATTTTATTACTCATATCAAAATTAGTAACACGATCATCTTCAGGACCAGTGTAACCAGTTGCGCCCATCGCACCCCACTTACACATACCAATTGTTAGCCAGCGCACGGCTCGTGAAATCTTTACTGGCTTGTCATGTTTGGTCCAGTAAATAACAACCTTTCGAATACTCTTAGGGAATTGATAATCAGACTTAAGTGCAGGATTAATCAGAATTAATGTATCAATCTGTGCACCTAACTCAGCAGCGCGAACTGCGATTGCTGCGCCATTACTATGCGCAACAACACTATCACCAGTCTTTAATTGAGACTTAAGTGCCTGTGCTAAATTATGATTAAACAGCACAACACCAACCAAACCAAGATGACCATAATCAAAATCAATTGGAGCAAAGCCAGCTTGTAAGATGTATTGGCTTGTATTATCGATAGTAGCTTCGCCACCATCCTCTACATTAAAACCGTGTACTTTAAATACTCGTTTCATATTCATACTGGCACCAATTCAAAATGAGGTAAGTCAATAAACCGTTCGTCACTTGTGCGGCCATCAGAATCCCAATCACCACCCCAACGCAGTTTGTGTTTAATCTTTCCAGTTTTTAAAAGTTCATCAGCTATCGCGCATACATAACCGGCAAACTTTGAGAAAGCTTTTTCATCGTTCCAGTCTGTGTTGCGAAGATCCAAGAAGTAAGGGCCAGCATCAACAGCCATACTTGGCTTTTTATTATGTTTAGAGTCAGGCCAAGCAAGCTGTGATAAACCTTTCTTTAATGCAATGTTTTGCATTTGTTTGTCACGGTGGCCACATAAAATTGAGTGGTCATAACCACGTTCAATAACAGTATTGAAAATTAACTGCAAATCAGCGTGGCAAGTAGCTAACCGCTGGCTAGAAACTCTTGAGTATGCCGCCATTGATTAACTCCTTATAAATAAAGTATGTAGTGTTTTGGCTAACTGATTGCGTTAATGGTGTGCCAAGCCAAAGCTAATGAATCCGTTCAAGCCGCCTCTAGATTTCCCAAATAAAAAACCCGCCATAAAGACGGGTTTTGATTGGGACATCAACAATGGGAATAATATAAAAACTCTGCAGCTGTAACTCTCGCTACCGTATAAACATTGTGCCATTTTAAGCCTGAAAATATAGGTCGCTTTGTGTCACAAAAACCGCCATATATGGCGCACATATAAATAAAACAACTATAATCCATGGTTTTTATATAAATTAGTTAGCCAACCATCACCAAAAGCGCATTCTCTGCATGCATTAATAGCAGCTCGCCATCACGTTTACTCTTTGCTTTGGTGTAACTTGCAAACTCATCACCGCGCAAACGTTTTGTATACCACGCCATGATTGCAATTTTGTAAGGCGTCTTTAATCGGTCAATTAATGCTGTAGTTATTTGAATATGCTCCGGCGCATGGATAGAACTTGCCGAATCGAACAAATGCAAATCAGAGGAACACCAACCACCGAGTTCGCAAACCTCTCTTATGCGGTCAACATTTGACTTACTCGCATAACCCCCCACACTTTCATGATTACGCCAGAAAACGCCCCATACCTTTAATTCTTTACGCAGCTTTTTGATGTCCATTATTTTCCATATCCTCAATTTGTGTGATGCTTAAGCCAAGCGTATCAGTCACAATACCGCGTAAATCATCATACGGGATCGGCACAGCGCCTTTTTCCCAGCGCTGATAACTTCTCAAACTTCTACCGTACAGCTTGGCAACTTCTTCTTGTGTGTACTCTCGAAACTTTCGAGCTTTTCTTAAAATTTCAAACCCACGCATGCTTTTAAATTTTCCTCTACTGTAAATTCTTAAATTCCTGTTCAGCCCTTTATTTATGCGCTTTTAAGGTATGCACTAAAATCTGGCTGTGTCGGCATTGTGTCGGAGCTAACCGCGCTTAATAGTTGCGATAATCGTGCATGCCAATTCTCAATAGCCACACGTTTACGCTCTTCTAAATCAGTCTGAATATATGTATTGCCAAGCCTGCCAAGCGAATGGTTAATTAACTTCTCACCCACAACATAATCCACATTCATTTCAGCCCAACAACTGCGCGCCAACTTCCTCAAATCGTGCGCTGTCCACTCACCTTTCGACACAGCAAGCACCAAATCATGTGCCGCGTTATCACTCATGCAACCAAACTTTTCAGGGAACAAATAAACGCCCTTATAGCCATTTAACTTTTGGTTGTTTTGGTGCTCAGCAATCTCTTTAAGCACAAAACGCGTTACTGGTAATGTAAGTGGCTCTTTGGTTTTGGTAACGTCTGCAGGAATTAATAAAACGGGCTTATCTTCTAACGCAAACCAGTCATAGCGAATGTTCGCCGTTTCCATCTTGCGTGTGCCATAGCAAAGCATCAGCAATAAATACAAATAACTTAGTTTTGGTCCTAACTTAATGGCCGCAACAGTTTGTGCCAATTTACTGGTTGGCAACTTACCTTGCTTTGGTAAAATCTTTGTTTTGATGTAATCACTAAACGCAGTTGTGGCAAGCGGGTTAACTTCAAGCATTTTCAAATCACTGGCACGTGAAAACGCTTCTTTCAAAACTTTAAAATACTTTTGAATAGTTGAAAGCTGTTTATTCTCAATCAACATTGGTTGCACAAACAAATCATTAAGCGCTGCAGGCGTTAACTCTTTTATTGCTAAATCGCCCAATTTAGGGATCAAATGTTTACTAACAGCGCTAACATTACCAGCCTTGGTGCTGTCTTTAATTTCATGGTTCACTGACTGATTATCGATATACCAGGTCAACAACTGCGCCACGTTCTCAAAGTGATCACAACTCGCACTAGCATCATTTAGCAAGTCAGCTACAATATTGATCGCATTTGCTCGTATAGCATTAATGTTTTTAAAAGGCTCAACACAAACGCCAATCTTTTTGCGCTTTGTTTTACCTTCCTTGTTATACTCAGCAAGGCAGCTGCATTGTGTACGGCCAGCATTAATACGCAAAAGCAAAGGCGTTTTATCGTCTTTTAACTCAGTTACTTTGGCGTTTTTTAAATGGCGCTCAATACTGGCCTTAGTTATTTTTTCACGAACGCGCATCTAAAACCTCAACCGCAACGCATGGATGAAAGCTCATAGTTTTACTGTTTTTTAATAATCTGACAGGAATTAACTGTTTCTTCTCTTTACCAGAAACAGCAAAGTGCTGACCTGTTCTAACTAAAATAAAACGCTCACCAACACTTAAATCACGCAGCTTCATTGTTCGCTCCAATCAACTCATAACGGTAAACACCGTCAGCATCGCGCAAACACAAAATATTGTAGCAGCCATGCTTAGCTTTTCTTAAATCTCGAATGCGCGCAGTAATTTGCGTGAACGGGCTCACATTTAATTCACGCACTAAATCCATCGCGCTATATCGGCCACCACGTTTAAGTACAGCTAATGTTTTTGCATTCAAAGATGACTTACACATAGTTTGTTCAACACTCATGCTGCTTTACCTCGCTTTAAGTTTTTACGCATTTCCGCTAAGCGTGAAGCGGCCGTTTCTTTACTGGCCTTAACAAAAACCGTTTCGGGCAACGCAAGCGGAATTTCTAAACTTAAGTCCTCACCATCAATCACTCTGCGAACCGCAATGTCGTAGTTACGGTAAAATAATTTCTCAACACTGGCAGCATCTTGATTTTTAAACGCCCACGAACCCGTAGCACGCATCGCCACATAAACCGCTGGGTGGCTAAACTCTTCATTTTCAGGAAAACGGTTTTTGCTAATAGCTTCACGAAAAGCCAGCGCATGCGTTGGCATACCAAAATCTTCAGGTGTTGGCGTGCACCACTGGCAAAATTGACCAATTGACGGTAAAAATGGTTTACCCCACTGACGCGCCTTGCGGAGTCCATGACTTAACTGCGCTTTAGACGTAATTCCATTATCCAAAAAGCCTTTTAGCCACGTTTTTTTAATTTGAGATTCATTAGCGCCCGACACCGCCCATGCTGGGAAAATCGCTTTCAACTCACCAAACAGCTGATCAAACAGCGCTGCAACTTCAGGGCTCACCGATTTTTGCTGAACAACTGGCTGAACGCTGTGTTGTTGCATTGCCAAACCACTTGAAACCATTGATTGAATACTTTGCATAACACCCCCTAAAACCCTAAATCTTCATACCAGTTCGGATCTGCAACAGTCTGATTATTCGCACCCGAAAACGATTTATTGTCGTAATTACCTTCAATAATTTTCACGTAATTAGACTCTTTCAAAATCCAATCAAAAGACGCTTTCCACTGTTTGGTGCGGCCCATCAAAAAATCACTCGCAAATATTTTTGTAAAAAACGATTGCCAATCAGCAATGGTTTTTAGGTCTTTGCAGCGTGCGCGAATCGTTCGCTTGCGAGACTCACTCAGTTTTTTAACTTGCGATAACTCACCAAGTGATTCATTGAAAAGTTTTTGGATTTGTTCAGGCGAAATACCCGTATCTTTAGATACTATTTCTTTTGTAGTAATTTCTTTCTTTTGTAGCGAGTCGTTTTTGACTAGTTTTTTAGTCGTTTTTGACTTGTTATTTAGTCGTTTTTGACTGTTTTCATTCTTGGTGTTTTCGCTGTTTCCCCACTCAGAAACAATCGGATTAATACCAATATGTTTCTTGCCAGAACGAATTAAAACACCCTTTTTAACTAGCGAAGCAACCACTTTAGAAATGTTCGATTCGGCAATGTCAGTTAGGTCGGATAACTGACCGTTAGATATCCAGTCAGTTTTTTTATGAAATCGGTACGTTTTAGATATAACCGCATGAATCACCTGATACTCTCTGCCTGAAAGTTTCACAGGTGGTTTTCTCAGTGCATCAGTAATATCATGAGCAAGGCGGTCAAAGCCTCTTTCAACATCGGCTTTCACAAACTTAACCTCATTTTCCTGTGGTGAAACCTGCTCTTCTTCAACATTGCTTTCGAACAAGTTGATAACGTTAGCAGTATTTGTCATACTTATCTCCGGTTAGTAAAGCCCGTAGCACTTTGGTCGGTTGTGCGGGCTTTGTCTTATCTGTTAGCTGCCGAGTAATCGCGCAGCTTTCCTTTCTTCTTTCATTTCACCTATCACGCCGCGTTCGAATATTTTTGAATATCATCAATCAACGGATGATTTTGAGACAATAAAAGCTTTTCAAAGGTCGATAGCGTCACATTTGCACAACCCTTACTCGCAATTGAATAAATACTGGCACGCGAAATACCCGCGCTGGCACTTACAGCATCAACCTGTTTTGTCTCAATAATGTGCTTTGCAACACCTTTGGCAATAGTTGTCAAAACCATAAATAGACCTTGTTAGATTAAATTATCTAATAGATTAGATTTTTATTATCTCAAGATCAATAGTTATTTCGTTTATTGTTAAAGCAATGATTGGTTTTTTTGCACCAATAACAACTACTGGTTAAATAACCAGTCTAATGTAATAGACAAAACACTAGCTTATTTTGTTATATAGGCTTAATATAAATAGTGATAAATGCTTAATTTTACGTTGGGATTAACAGAAGTGAACGCCACAGAGATTTTATCAAAGAACGGAGTATTCCTAAGAGAGCTTAAAGGCTGGAAAAACGCGCACATTGTTCGCGCCGCCTTTAACAACAAAGGATTAAAAATTCACGCATCGACAATTGCTAATGTGTTAGACCATGGCAAGCCATTTAGGTCTGACTCGTTAGATGCACTTTGCGCAGCGTTTGAAGTTTCTGCAGTTGATCTTTTAAATCCACTTGGTTTTGACAAAACAGGCCAGCCCATCGGCCGCAATTTATCATTCCCAGCAGACGCATTAAACTTTGCTATAAACGCCGTATTAAACATTGCGCACAAAGCAAGCATAACGGATCGCGACTGGATAAAAGAAACCATTCAAAAGGTCACGTGCGAATACGTGCAAAACGGCCAGCAACAAGCAGAGAACGTACTTTACGAATCGCTTGCATATGGCGGCTTAAATAAAAACAACTAACCCGCCAAGTTAGCTATCAACCCTCATCTCAAGTAAACTGTCATAAAATCCAGATCAGGGAAGAATGATGAAACGGTTTACACTTTTCTGCGCACTGATAAAAGCGCCCGTATATGCTTACGATAAATTCGATATCCAAGTATGCAACGCAATCAAAACAAATCACGCAAGAAACCAATGCTTAAGCGAACTTGGCATACCCAAACATATTGCCGACAACGCATTAAAAAGCGCACCAACTAACACCCCTATCACCAAATCACAAATTTTAAATGTTAACGGCATTGCGCCTTACATTGATGATGTTGTCATCATGCTAAATAGGCTTAAACAAACAAATACACGGTGCCAGCAAAAGCTAGACCCAATAAACGCTGGCATTTCACAATCAAGAAGCACACCAGGCAACCCATCATTCTTTGTGCAGTGTGGAGTAATTAATGATATTGAAGTAGTGCGGTTTACGTTAGATGACATTAAAGCAACAAACGCCATAACAGCCAGCAAACACCTAGACAAAAATAACGCCATGGCAGCGTGCAGAAACAGACTTAAAAACGCAATGAACACGTATTCAAACGCATCCATACCCGTTTTTGGTGTAAAAGACTACAGCCAGTTTTCTGGCGGTAACGTAGTAGTAACCTACGATTTTGAAGCTACCAATGCGGTAGGCCATAACACAAAGCAGCAAATAAAATGCTACTTTAACGGTGCCAAGCTCGAATTAAGCGAAATTAAAAAGCGTTAGCTCTTAACGTTAACTAACGGGTTGTCTTTTGTTGGTGCTTTAGGCATTTCTTTTCGGATGCGCAATGCTGCCACCGCAGTTCGCTTGTCGCACTCTTCTTCGGTGGTTGAAAACATAGTCGCATTTGCTACTTCACATGCCGCTTCATAAAATTCACGGCTAACAACAACATGGTCATTGAGCAGGTTTTTTTCCAGTGCCTTTTTATGCGAGATAGAAATCAGCTTTGCTACAACAAAAATAATCAAAACAATAATTGAAGCGAGAATTATCTTTTCCATGCGTTTAAAATCCTTTTGCTTTTAACAAGTGTAAAAACAGGCAATATGCAACTAAGCGCATACATGCCATTAATCGTTTGAATAGCCAGCTTGTAGAAACCATTGGTGTAAGCTAACTCTAAATAATGACGGTCAATATACCTGCCGAGCCAAAGCGCTATCAGCAATGTTGATAACACCAAACTAAAAAAATACTGTTCGTGGCGAATCCAATTCTTATCCCACAGCTTAAATAAGATTATAAGAAATATCAGTTCGTAAAATGAATAGTAGAAATAGCGATAAGACAAGGACGTGTCAAAACTCTTTACAAGTCCATAGCTAACCCAGCCTAAAAACATAAACACACAGACTAATGACGAGTACACAAACCACTTTGTATCTCTAACAAACAGCGCTATTAACACAGAGATTGCGCAAATTGCCGCATACACATCATAAGATTGTGAAAGTAAATAGTTCATAACACCTCCTATATTGATGAGTTACTTATTTTTTCTTATCAGTACCGTCATCATCGCCATTATCACCACCAGGCATTAACGCCCACTTACTTTTTAAATTTGCCATCTTAAACTCCTTGGTTGAGATTAATTAAAAATCTATTACATTAGATATTAAAAATTAAATTAGATCAACAAACAGTTTTAATTCTAATGCTAATATTTACAAATAAATTAATAAAACCCATTAATTTACAGCGTAGCAATAAATTATTACTCAAATAAACTAAATGTATTTCTATTTTCAATTCGAACCTAAGCCCCGTCAAATGTACATAAGATTGCCATAACGTATTTCACATCATTAAAATTTAAGGTGCGCCAGCCCTGCAAAATAAATAAATCTAATTATTTAGATTTATTTGTCTAAAACATATTGATTTAATCATAAAATCTATTATATTAGATTTTATTGGGAGCTCAGATAGTTTCAATGAATTTTCAACAGATAAGCAAAGTACAACCAAACCGACCAAGGAATTAACAATGAAATCAATCACAGACTCCATGATGCACAACGGTGGTAATAGCTGTCGAGCAGATAAAGAAAGAGCACAAAAGCAAAAACGCCACGCGGTGCGTTTAATCTCTGCCCTTGCAATAGCTGTTATTGCGTTTTCTGTGCCACTAATTGGAGTAACAGCATAATGGCTCGCGGTATAAACAAAGTAATCCTCGTTGGCAATCTAGGCCAAGACCCTGAAATACGCTACACGCCAAACGGCAATGCGGTAGCAAGCGTTTCGCTTGCTACATCAGATAGCTACAAAGATAAAAACACAGGGCAATTAGTTGATAAAACCGAATGGCACCGTGTTGTATTTTTCGGCAAGGTGGCAGAAGTGGTTGGCGGATACTGCCGCAAAGGTTCGCAAATTTACGTTGAAGGTAAATTGCAAACACGCAAATGGCAGGATCAACAAGGTCAAGACAAATACACCACAGAAATCGTGGTTGATGGCTTCACTGGCCAAATGCAAATGCTAGGTGACCGCCGTGACAATTCCACAAATACTGCAGGTAGTTTTCAAGGCCAACAAAATCACAAAGCAGGCTTTGCGCCGCAGCAAGCCGGATCAGGCTTTAATCAACAACAAAGCAAATCAGCACCCGCATTACAAAGCGCCAGCCACAGCGCACATCAAGGTAGCCCATCAAACCCTATGGAACCACCAATTGATTTTGATGACGATATTCCATTTGCGCCTATTGGCCTGCAATACCCTCAATTACTTTTATGCATATAAGGAGATAGCTATGTTTGCTGTTCAAGGTGTGTGTTTCAGTCAATGCAAAAAGAAAGCTGAGAAAGAAATCATGCGATTAAGAGGTGATGATGCGCCTAAATCGCCTGAAGAATATCAGCAAAAGCTAGAAGAGATTACGGGTGAAATATTTAAGAAAGCGAAACCGCAACTTGTAAGTGGCGAACTAGCATCACCCGACTCAATACCAGAGTACATAGAACTTGCCCAAAAATCGGGGGGGTATCGCGGCCTAAGAGGCGTTAAGAAGGTCGAGCGTAAAGATGCCAAAGGTAATGTGGTAATCAGCAAAGCAACAAAAAAACCTATGTGGGACTGGGTTCCATTCAACTAAATAAGGAAACATTTATGTGGTTCAATAACCTAATTGTATATCGCTTCAAACAAGATACACAGTTTGACCAAACACAATTTGAACAAGCGCTTGCGCAAGATAAATTTCGCCCATGTGCAGCGCAAGACCTAAGCACCTTTGGCTGGTCTAACGCGCTTGGCAAGTTCGGCAACACCCTTTCACACTTTTCAGCGGGTAAAATACTAGTCTGCGCAAAGCGCGAAGAAAAAGTATTACCGCCAACCGTGATCAATGACTTGCTAGCTGCAAAAATTGACGAAATCGAATTAACAGAACACCGCCCTGTTAAGAAAAAAGAAAAAGACGAGTTAAAAGAAAATCTCATTCATTCTTTACTGCCACAGGCGTTCACCAAATCATCATTTACATTTGCCTTTATTGATATGGCAAAAGGCTGGTTAGTAGTAAACGCCACAAGCTTTAATAAAGCAGAAGAACTACTTGCCCTACTTCGCAAATCACTCGGTTCATTGCCAGTAGTACCTGCGTTTGTAAATCATGACTTAGGCCTATTTTTAACTAAATGGTTAAGCACAAACCAAGCACCAGAACAATTTTCTATTGAGTTTGACGCTGAACTAGTAGAGCCAGAAGATAAAGGCGCAAAAGTCGTATTAAAACAACTTGATTTAACTGCTGATGAAATTCAAACCCATTTATACAATGGCAAGGTAGTCACCAAGTTATCACTTGATTGGCAAGAACGCATCAGTATCACCCTGCAAGAAGATGGTGCAATTAAACGCCTAGCATACGCAGAACTGTTAAAAGAAGAAAACGCCGACATTCCAAAAGAAGATATGGCACACAAGCTAGATGCTGATTTTATCTTGGTAACGTCAGAGCTCATTCTACTTTTAGAGCAACTAACAGCTTCATTGGGAGAACCTGAAAGTGTTTGATGAGTTTAAAGGTAAGAAATTCAGCCTTATTTATGCCGATCCGGCGTGGCAATTTAACAACAAAAGAACTGGCGGCTCAATGACTTCAGGTGCCGAGCATCAATATAAATCAGTAATGGGTATTAAAGATATTAAAGCTATGCCCGTGGCTGATATCGCGGCAGATAATTGCATACTTGTTATGTGGTGGGTTAATTCGATGCCATCTGAAGCATTAGAAGTTGTTAAAGCGTGGGGCTTCGAACTAAAAAATATGAATGGTTTTGTTTGGAATAAGTTAACCAAAAAATCCAAACCATTCTTTGGTATGGGGTTTTATACACGCGCTGGCAGCGAGTCAGCATTAATTGCAATTAAAGGTAAGCCGCAAATTGCTTCAAGAAGTGTGCGGGCTGTTGGTTCATATCCAGTAAGAGAGCACAGCCGCAAGCCAGATGAGTTTAGAGCAAAATGCGACAAGCTAGGCGGCGAAGTAAATAAAATAGAATTATTTGCGCGTGAAAGCACGCCGGGTTGGTCGAGCTGGGGAAATGAGGTGAATAAATTTAGTGAGCATGCAGCAGCATGAAACGCAAAGTAAAACGCGGAGCTCACAACTGGTTTGCAGTAAGTAAACTGAAACAACCCAAAGAACACATATAGGAAGTTTTGAACATGGAAAACATACCAGCATTTTTATTTGAAATGTCGAAGCAGATAAACGAGCAAGATAACCGCCTCACCGCTGACCCATTATTTGAAGTGCGTTACAAAGATTACTTGGTAACTGAAGAGGGTTATCAAGAGTCTCATTGGGAAGTGCTTTGTGATAGTGGACATACGCTCTATCACTCAGAAAGAAGTGAGAATTTTGACGACCTAGCATCCTACCTTTTTCAAAATGAATCAGACTGGTGTGAAAGCTGGTTGGAAGATAAAGAATACGAAAATGTCGCAGTGCATGAATTGCAGTTTACGGATTTATTTAACAAACATTTCGACACTGAGTTTGATGAATTACCAAGTGAAATCAAAAAACTTCACATGCAAGAAGTTGAAGTGACAGTTAACTCTCATTTCACCGAAGCAGACGCGCAAGCATTTATAGACCGCAAACAGCATGATTACCCCAAATTATATATCTACGCGATAAGCCTTTGCTACTGCGAAAACATGGCAAAACTGCGTAACTGGATTAAAGATTTGAGCACAGATTCTAACAATTAACCAAATAGGAAATTTTGAACATGGAAATAGAGCAAAGCAAAGTAACAAAATTAAAGCTCACTAAAGTTGAGAACTTAGACCCTATCACAGTATTCATTGAGGATATTGAAGCAGGTAAAGGTAAGATAACTATTGAGTGCTGGGGTAAGTCTTGGTCTGCATATTGGGGTGGCATGGGCGGTCGAAATATCACTGAGTTTTGGCAATCATCGAGCAGTGTGGATTATTTAGCAAATTGCCTGTGGGATCATGCTAACCCTAAAACAGAATTAGACTTCGATCAAGTTACTAAAAATGTTCGTGAGAAAGTTTTGGAATTAAGGCGAGAGAATTTAGTCGATAGTTTCTTTGCCCGTGAGATTTATGACATTGACCAATGGCAAGAATTTGGACCACAGCATACTTACGATGATTGGTCATGCCCTAGTCATTTAGATAAAGATGATTTTGAGCGCCTTAATTTACCTGATCATTCAGAAATACCCGAAAAACTAACCAGCGATTATAACTATTTGACTCGAATTGTTTCCGCTGTTCGTGATGCTTTCAACCAGTTAAGCCAGCAAAAAGCTGCTTAACTCTCAGATTGGGAATTTTGAACATGGAATTTGAACAACTTATTGCACGAATGAAAGCTGATGAAAAAAACAAACCACGTGGCCCTGCAGCACTAAAGCTCATTGATATGGCGTTAGAACATGATGGCAGCGGTGCAAAAGCCGCAGCACTTATCATTTTAAGCCTTGAAGCAGATAACTGGTTTAAATTCAGCGCAATTGAATTAATCAAGCTTGATGAAGAATACCGAGAGTGTGCTAACCAAGTGCTACTTGGCGTATCTTCATCCGATTTTCAACCAAGCGCTTGGCTAGAAAGGTTAGATATTGACGTTTCAAACAAAGTCAAAGCTCTAATTAATAAATGGAAAAGGTTAAAAACCTAAAGGTGGGTTTTAACAATGTTAGCCACACACCTAGTTAAAGTGGAAATACCATTTGCTCAAAGTGAAATTGTAGCAATTAATGTAAATAAAACACCGGAATCACAAACAGCATTTTTAGATAACAGTTGTGTTTCCAAAGTTAAAAAATTAAAAAGGCGTTATCTGATTGTGGATGTTTCGCCTTTCCAAAGTCTATTTGATGGAGATATTTAA